ATCCTCCCTATTTACCCAAAACGACTTTATCGCCGCCCGCTTCTCTTGCTCTTCTCCGAGAGCTATTTCTGTCGCTCTCTCATCGCGCCGCTTTGCCTCCTCCAGCAACCGCGCAAAGTCCCTATTTCTGCGGATCCGAATAAAATTTTCGTCGAGACGATTTTGAATGTAGTGGCGGCTTATTTTGGGACAAAAGGCAAGTACCCGCTGTATGTACACCTCGTCACTGTCAGCAGCGGGCAGCCCTTGTCGTCCAACGCTTTGCTCATCGATGAGGCTTTGCAGTTGTTGCTCGATGACGCTCATCTATCAGCCATCTTGCACCTTATCCAGATCCCACTTTTCAATTTCAACCAAAGTGCCTTGATCTGTTTTCTTTGATGCCCTTTCCCACGTCACCTTTAACGATATGTTTTTAGGGCTGTCATCTTTGATGGCGTTTACACGTTGTAGCGCATCAAGAATAAGTTTAGCCGAGGCGGTTAGATTGTCAGGGTCTGGCTCAACGCCAACACTTTTCCGAGTGATCGTGACATGCACACCACGCAAAGCGGAACTTCGATTTCCGACTTGTTGAACGATCAACCATTCAAAATCTTTTTGTATCCTTTTTCGTTTTGCCCAGTGCATCCTTAACAACTGATTCTGCGATGGCGCAAGCGGCAATGTCATTTTCATGCTTGTGCTGACGCCGAGTCAGAATCCTGCGTCACTGCCCATTCCTTGAGCTGGCTTTGAATGTAGGTGTCTCTCACTCCTGCCCCTCGTAGCATTTTGGGCATAAGGCAATTATTGGAGTAAACGGGGAACAATCCTCCGAATCGTCCAGCGTGCCTAGAAATCCATGCCCATCCCATAGCTCAAACCAGCGGCCGCTTATGTCGCACTGAGTATTCATATGCCGCACATGCCTTCGCATTCGTCCAGCATCGATAACTGCCCATGATCTGCGGCTGTGGATAGATCGACTTGATCAAGCGGCACACGATCACGGTGCAAATAAACCGCATCGTTACCAACCTTGTTGCGTACTTGTTCATCAAACGAGACAGCAAAGGCCCAATCGTTAGGGTTTTCCGCTTTCATTCGATGCCATTCCTCATTGTCGTGAAATGGGCAAACAATACAGGCGGACCGTGGTGGTTTCGGGTAGCCGTTATCTCGCATCCAATTCAGGCAATCCCATCGGTTCATCCGTTTGTCGATCAAAGGATATTGATTTTCGACTGCTGGCCTTTGGCTAACTCGCATACGCTGGATTTCATCTAGCGATATGCCAAACCACTTATCAACTACTTTTTCTTTAGGCCAATGCTGGCCGCGCTTTAAGCCCAATAATTCCCGTATTTTCTTATCGACAGGCGCTATTTTGTAATCTGACGTGCATTGCCTTGGGTGCATCCCGCGATCTTCCGTAAAATAAGGCAGTGATGCGGAACGCTTATCGGCTAAAGCGTCAGCAATTAAGTTTCCTGCGCTGACCTCGTAAACCGGAAAAGGCAATAACGTCTTGAGAAAGGCCAAGTGTTCGTAGACATGCCCCGGCTCGTTTCCCGTATCAGCGAAAATAGCGCACGTTGGCATCGGCGTTATCTCACCATGCGCCGCCATCAGTGCCAGCGTAGAGGACTGCACCCCTGCACCAAGACTTAAAATGGTTTTCATCCTGGCCTATGCCTATTGCGTATCTGCCAAATCTCAAGCAGGTTGCGAAATACGTTCCATTCGTCCGATATTTCCGCCTCTTCCCAGATATGGATATGAACAAGGCCCGGGTTATTCGTGCTGATGAAACAGTTGAAGCAAACCGCATCCGGCATCTTCAGCCCTTCCCGATAGGCGGCTAACTGCATGCCGTTCTCGGGGTAGGCTTTAGGCGGGTTGTCTTTGTCGAATTCTTTAGTTTTGAAATCGCCGATATAGCCGGTTGCGTTAATATCTACCTTCCCGCCATAGCCGGCCGGGTGATAAAAGCTCTGCTCACACCGCCAATCCTGGTAGCCAAACTGCTCGTCCATAGCGAGGTCCGCCGCTTCGTAGATTTCTTGGTATTCGCCCGGTGGTATTTCGTTCTCAAACCAGCCTTGCACCGCAGCATGTATTGCAGTGCCGCGTTCGCGGGCTTGTCTGCTATGTTCGTTAGCGTCTTCCCAGATTCGCGCCTCGAACTCTTTTGCCGTTTCACCTTCGATTGTCGGCAGAGTGAGTGCAGCCATGAAGATTTGATTCTGTTTCCACCGCTCCAGCCCCGGCGCCGCGAGCATCTTGTTAACGGTGGTAAATCCGGGCCATAAGTCCAGCTTTCGCGCATCTCGTAGCGTAGCGGCCCGCATGCCTTTTTTCGGGTCTGCATACGGCACCTCGTAGGCCGGATTGCCGTTTTTGTCGTACCAGTGCGTCGATTCTGCTATGTGAGTCATTATTCGCCCTCTATGGTTGATTCCGGGGCCATTTCAGGCCCGCTACGAGGTTATCGGGCAAAAGGTAGGGGTTAGCCTACCTTTGCCCTTTAGAACGGTATGTCGTCGTCGAATGATTCTGCGACAGCCTCGACAAACTCGGCTGTCTCTGCTGATTTTCGATCTGACACTTTTCTTTGTAGCCAATCAGGCAGAGTAGAAACGTCGTCCCCGGCGTCGAGGTCGAAGCAGACGACATCGTTGACGGCTTCGGCGACCGGTAGACCTTTGGGAATGCCAGTGACGGCCTGGACGTTGGCGTAAGTTCTGCTGTTGTTTTCGTTGTGAACGATTGAAAGCTGACATGGATGCCCGAGAACGTTACGAAGGTCGAACGCCCGAGATTCGTCGTCGGTCAACTTCTTTCCGCGCCAGTTCTCAATGTCCCGGCGAAGATTCGACTTTTCGTGCATCGAATTGGTATAAGTCGAATAAATAATCAGCGGACGCCCGTCGTCCGTGAGCTGCTCGGGAATTTCCCAACCCAAAACGACCTTCTCCTTGTCGCCGTAGGGCGTTTCTTGCAGCCCGATATCTACCATTAAATAACACCTAGCCAGATGAGTTCCTTCTGGGACCAGCTTAAAATCGTCGCTTGATCCGGTTTTAGATATTAATGACATTTCGTCCTCCTGTTGTTGGTATGTTTTGGAATCCAAGTCATCGAGCCATTGGCTGTAACCTGGATCGTTCGTTAATTCTTCCTGGTAGTCGTCCCAAGCGTCTCGCGATGCGCCGCTCATTGTTCCACCTTAGCTAGTGCTTTTTCAGCTTCTGTAGAAATTGCTTTTATCGCCCCACGCAATCTAGCGACCCTAACGCCTTCGTCACTTGCGCGATTGCTAACGTCGCGAATGACTCGTAAAGCCCGCATCATGGTTACCTTTTTCTCGGTTAGTTCTAGCATTTTGGGTGCATTTTCACCCTGCCGGTCGAACTCTTGACGACTCACTTTAATTCGCCCGTCAATTTTTTGATTGCGATGTAATCTTCGGTGATCTTGTTGATGTCGGCGAAGAGCTGTTTTGAATTGTATCCAGGCAGCTCAATATCTGCGTAGTTATCTCCCTCGCCGGTCACATCTTCAAATTTATTGCCGACTAGCGTCATCATTTTCACTTCAGTCGAGGGAAATTCTTCCGACAAACGAGCCACCTCTGTCTCTGCTTGGTCCGCCTCGCAGTACGACGCGACATACCAACTTCCGGCTTCGGTGATTCGGTGCAGTACTATAAAATTTTGCTTCTTCATTTCAGTCTCCTCCTCAGATTAGAAAAAACGCAAACGCGACGACCGCTGCAATCATCAGGCATTCGACGACAAGGTAGCGGTCGAATGCTGATCGCTTCGGCTGCTGGTTCGCGAGGTAGTTAAAGTCTTTCATCGGTTCCTCCTCTTCGGCACTTCTCGCATGTCGAATGATTCATGCCTGCGTTGCCCATCAGCCTGTGCCCAAAAACACACCATTGGCCGTGCTGGCATTTATGCCTAACACGCCGCTTCGTCGACCGAGACCCGGGGACGATTGCGACCTTTCGGCCGCAGCCCAGACACGCAACCCTAACGGTTGTTTCAGTGCGTGTATTCATTTCGTTTCCCCTAGTTTGGAAAGAATGGCATTAGCCTTCTAATAATGCCCGAAAAGCCCGAACAGTGCGCTTTTTGCCGTTAACGGCAAATTCCCCGCGGTAGTAGTAGTTCTTGCACGAACAACTGACACAGGATTCATACGTGTAGGTGTCCCCGGCGTGCTTGAATGACACACACCAGTTGTTTTGCTGCTCAGTGTAACGACGCTGTCCCGCGCTCACTGGTGGCGTCCAGTGAAAGCTGTTGAGGTGCCTCGCGTGTTGCGCCAATGCGCGCTGCACTTTCGCTTGTTGTGATTTAGATAAGCTCATCCCTTGTCCCCTCTTTGGTAGTGCGTATATAGAGTATGGACGCACGCGGCACAAATAGCAAGTTTTATTTACAAATAAATATTCAGGTAGACAGGCCGCGCACGGCCCGCTATGCTTGCTGCATGTGGACTAGAAAACTTGAGTATTTAAGGCGGAAAGGCTATTCCGACACTGGAATAGCCGAGGAATGCGGGTGTACGCGGCGACAGATTCACCGATTACGAATCGGCGAGAACCGCGAACCGCAATACACTCTCGGCACAAACATCGTTGCACTCGAACAGCGTGTTAGAACCGCCGACTAACCACCGCTACCCCTCGCTATGAGCATCCTGGGCGATGCTTATGGTCAGCGGTGGCTTTCGCCCGCGCATCTCATCGGAGGGGTGCTGCGGGCTTTTTATTCAAGGGCAGGGGCCTCCTCCCCGGAATGCCGTTTAGCTGGCGCGGTGCCCGGCAGTCAGCTTTAATTTTGGGGTAATCTGTGCGTGAACTGGTAGTATCGAATAGCTTTGAATTCAAACTCACCGGCTTGCAAATGGCCGAAGGCACGACGTTTGACGAGTGGCTAGCAATGGGCGAAACACTCAAGCGCATGGACCGGGCCGTACAGTGGTGGATTGGTGACTGGCTAAATATTGGCGAAAAGAATTACGGGGAAAATTACGCCCAAGCGATTGACGTAACAGAAGCGGAATACCAAGCGCTCGCGGATTATAAATGGGTCGCTAACGCAATCAAACTTTCGTATCGAAACGAAAATGTAGGGTGGACCGTTTGCAGACAGCTCGCGGCAATGCCGGAGGCGGACCGGGCGGACGCAATTAAACAAGCAGCCACAGAAGGCTGGACCGTCCGCGAAGCTAGGCAATATGTAAAGGCGCAGAAAGCGCTAACCGGCACACAGCAGAACGTTGCCCCGCCGGAAGGCACATACTCATGTATTGTTATTGACCCGCCCTGGCCGATGGAAAAAATCGAGCGCGAAGTGCGTCCGAACCAAGTGGCTTTTGATTATCCGGTAATGAGCGAAGACGAGATATTAGCCATCAAATTACCGGCTGCTGAAGATGCGCATTTGTTTGCATGGACTACGCAAAAGTTTTTACCTCTTGCGTTTCAGTGCCTCGAAACGTGGGGCGCACGTTATGTATGCACGTTTGTCTGGCACAAGCCAGGTGGCTACCAGCCGGTAGGGCTACCGCAGTACAACGGTGAATTTGCGCTATATGCCCGCATCGGCACACCGCAGTTTGTGGACACTAAGGCATTTTCAACCGTATTCAACGCGCCCAGAGGGGAGCATAGCGAGAAACCGGAAGCCTTTTACGACATGGTAAGCCGCGTAACTACCGGCCCGCGTATTGATATGTTTGCACGACGCGAAATTGATGGGTTTGCCCCGTGGGGGAACGAAATAAATGAGTAATTGGCAACGCGACAAGCGGTGGTCGGACCGGTTTCTGCCGGAAATAAAGGCGGCGCTAGGGCTGCACCTGATAGCGGAACCGCCCGTCGAGGAAGACGCTGAACGTAATACCGATTTAATGGTGCTGCGCCTCGATGCGGTACGTGTTGGCTGTCGGATTAGAAAAAACAGTTATTTACGCAATCCGCAGTACGCTAACGAGTTCACAATCCGGGCGGGGCGTCCGAGTGGGACAAAAACAGAATTGACAAAAATACTGGAAGGATGGGGCGATTACTTTTTTTATGGCTTCTGCGATGAAGCAGAAGAAAGATTAGCCCGTTGGACGCTTGCCGACTTGCGAGTGTTCCGGGTTGGCTACAATCGTAAATTAGTAGGTATGGACGCAGGCAACGTCCCTGGCATAGCAAAAAACAATACAGACGGGTCAAGCAGTTTTGCGGCGTTCAGATGGGGTGAATTCCCGGCAGAATTTATTGTTGCGACAAGTAGCCGCCGTGAAGCGGCATAACCTAGTTGCACATGCGCCCGACTAGGCGTAAATTGAAAAGAGAACCGGGGCGGCGATTGCCTGACCCCGGTATCGGGAATATGGTTGATGGCCGCCCCGACATGCAAATTCTAGCATACCGAAGCCCCATCAAGCCAAAACCCCGACTTTGTGCGTTATCAGCCACAGGGACGGCATCAGTTCGCGCACATCGTATTAACCCCTATCCAGGGTGTATCTGGGACGGATATGGGCTAGAAGTCTTGGCAGGAGCCATCAGAAACCAGACTCTAATGCGACGAATGGCTCCGGTCAGCATAAGAGAACAAATAGCTGCGAGGCTATGGGTTCTCTTTGCTCTAAATCCACCAGTCAGCATATATAACAGGTACTTATACTATGGACTTACCTGACTGCCTCGACCAAGAAACATGGGCGGATTACAAAAAATACCGCTTAACAGAGTGCAAGCGCAAAGCGTTCGGCCCGATTGCACAAAAGCGGGCACTGAAGAAAATCGAGAGGCTGCACAACGACGGATTCGACATAATTGAGTGCATCGATTACGCAGTGAATAACGGATGGATTGGGATATTTGGCAAGGACGATTTCAGGCGACAGAAACGCCCTGCAAGCCACAGCACGGCGAAAGTTATTGAACTGCCTACCAGTGACAAGAAAACCGCCGAGCGGGGCTTGGCGGCCATGAGGAAAGCATTATGAGCAAAGTAAGGCTGAAGGCAGCGCCGGATAGCGAGTCCGTTGATATAACGGGCTGGGAATACGGCGACACATCGAAAGAGTTCGAAGCGGCGATGAAGAAAGAGTTGTTACGCCACATGGGCGAATTGATCCAGGTAGCGTTTGACGCTGAATACACGTATGCATATTTAGACGAAAATAAGATCGGTACTGTTGTAGTGTCGGTGCAGTTGAACGACCTAAATTGGGTGCAGTGGAATTTTACGTTTGCGGAACTTGTCGATTATATGATTGAAGGTCATGCGTTAATGGTCGCGCCGTATTACCAGAAACAGACGGACGAAACTTTAACGATTGGCGAAGACTCGATAAAACTATTTACCGACATGGCGGGCGAGTTAGAGAAACAAGCAAAACGGCTTCGCGTGATAGCCGAGCGGTCGCGATGACATGGACAGCAATTCGCAACCGCGACGGGACGAAAAACAAATATGCTATTCGTTCAGGCGGCTATCAGATAGCGAAGGTCATATGCGATGGCGTTCCGAAATACTGCCTGTGGAAGCTAGGCAGACCGGCCGAATTCTTGAGCAAACACAGCACGCCCGAGGACGCTAAAGATGCTGCCAGACAGAGAGAAATTAGAGGATGCGCTGGACTACCTGGCGAAGACGGACAGAAGCCACGCGCTACTGTTCGCAGCGAAAGACGTACAGAAGGAAAGAATCAAATTAGTGCGTGCCGTGAAATTCTTGAGCGCGACGGGTAGCGTTGCTGAACGAAACGCCACAGCGGACAGCAGCATCGAGGTGGCCGAGGCAATCACCGAATGGGAAAATGCGGTAGCTGATTTCAAGTTACTGGAAAATACACGCAGCCGAATGAACACCGTAATAGAGGTGTGGCGTAGCTTAAACAAACAGGGGCGGACGTTATGAACCTCGGACAGGAATGCCTGCGAATATTAGACAAGGGATGGAAGTCACCGATACGACCTCGCGATGCGATACCGAATCGCAGAATGGGCAAAATCATCACTGACGAAGAAGTTGGTCATATGGCGAAACGCCATGCCGCTGGTGTGTCGTGCGCCCTTATTGCGAAAGATATGGACTGTGCCGAATCTACTGTCCGTCGCAACCTTGACAAACTGAAGGACGGTTACACGAAGGCAAAAGGCGAGACGAAACGCAATGCCAAACTGAATGAGAAAAAGGTTCGCGCAATACGAAAAGCAAAAGATGTTACGCAAAACGTCTTAGCCGAGCGGTACGGCATCAGCAAATCCACAGTGCAGGCGGTGTTAAACCATGAAACGTGGCGTCACATCAAATAAAGAGCATATGTTGCGAGTCAAAGCATTGCCTTGCTGCACCTGCGGCGACAGTCCGAGCGAGGCTCATCACATACGCGAGCAAGGCAGCCGAATAGGCGACATGGCGACGATCCCGCTCTGCTTGGCGTGTCACCGCGGCGAAACTGGCGTACACGGCGATAAGTCCATGCTGCGAATAACAAAGAAAACAGAGCTACAGCATATGGCAGATGTGTTAGCGGAACTCTATGGGGTTTAAGTTACGGCCTTAACACTAATCTCGGACTGCTATGCTAGAATTTAACGGGGAATTATTCCCGCATATAAAAAGGCAGAGAAAACATGCCATTGAAACGCAGACCACCGTTCAAACCGACAGCAGCCGAGCGAAAGCTCGTCGAGCAGATGACTGCCGTTGGAATCCCGCAGGCATCCCAGTGCCTAGTGGTTCGTGATGGAATCGATGAGAAAACGCTTCGCAAGCACTTTCGGCGTGAGCTGGATACATCTGCGACCAAAGCAAACGCTAAAGTGGCTCAAACGCTGTTCAGCAAGGCGATGGGCGGCGACACTACGGCATTGATTTGGTGGACTAAGACCCGCATGAAGTGGAGCGAGAAGCAAGAGGTCGAGCATACCGGCGATGCAGTGTGGACAATTAAAAATGTCTACGAGAAATAATGCTGGTTGAACGCCGGATTCGGAACTATCAAGCCCCGCTGCACCAGTATCTAGCTGGCGGAGGTAAGCGAGCGATTGAGATAGCGCACCGGAGGTGGGGTAAGGACGAGATAGCGTTGGCATGGACATTCCAGGCAATTACTGATCGACCTGCAACCTATTGGCACTGCCTGCCACAGCTCAATCAGGCCCGAAAAGCGATATGGACAGCGGTCAATCCGCATAGCGGCCGACGCCGGATCGACGAAGCATTCCCCGTAGAGCTGCGTGAGGTCACGAATGAGCAGGAGATGTTTATTCGCTTCCTCAACGGTTCGACGTGGCAGGTGATAGGCTCCGACACCTACGACTCGCTAGTCGGTGCGGGTGTCGCAGGGATCGTCTTCTCAGAATGGGCGCTGGCGAATCCCTCGGCGTGGGGCTACCTCTCGCCGATGATGCGCGAAAACAACGGCTGGGCCTTGTTTATAACGACGCCTCGGGGCAAGAATCACGCCTACGACATGTTCAACCACGCGATGAAATCGGACGATTGGTTTGCGGAACTTTCGGATGCGAAAGCGACGAAGGCTTTTACCGACGAGCAGCTCGACGGCATTCGCGATGAGTACACCGCGCTTTACGGCAAGGATTTCGGGGCAAGTCAGTTTGAACAGGAGTATTTTTGCTCGTTCGAGGCTGCAATTTTGGGCAGCTATTACGGCGGGGAGCTGGCAGCAGCGCGTGCAGCCGGTCGGATCTGCGAGGTCAAGCACGACCCAGACTTGCCGGTACAGACAATTTGGGACATCGGATTTTCGGACGACACAGTCATACTCTTCGTGCAAGTAGTCGCGAACGAGGTGCGGATCATCGACACCTACTCGGCAAACGGCCAGCCGTTGCAGCATTACGCAGAGTTAATTGCATCGAAAGATTACAACTATTCGCGCCATGTACTACCGCATGATGCGCAAGCCCGGACGCTGGCAGCAGCGGGGCGGTCTGTGTACGAACAGCTCGTCAGCGACCACAAAATGAAGCATGTGACGATTCTGCGGAATACAAACAGCGAACAACAAGGCATACTAGCCGCTCGGCATTTATTTCCACGGCTTTGGATTGACCGCGAGCAAGAGGAATTTATCAACGCCATCAGCCAGTTTCGGCGAGAATGGGATGACCCAAGCAAGTGCTTTCGGGACAGGCCGGTGCATGACTGGACGAATCACTTTGCCGATGCGCTGCGTTACCTTGCTTGGACTTGGCGCGAGCCACCTAAGCCGAAGGTTGAAAAAACGAACCCGATCATCACGATCGATGGGAAATCGACGCTGACGATGCATGATTTAGTCAAAGCCAGTACCAGACGGCGCAAAGCCGAGGCGTACAACTGATGGCTAGGTCTATGTTCGATGCGTTGCTCAAAGAACCTGAACGAATCAGCAATAAGCATTCTGCCGGGGGGCAATTTGCCAGCGGGTTAGCGAAAGAAGGCGGAATTGCAGCGTCAACAGCAGGGACGTCATGGATGATGGATCTGGCCGCGATGCTCAACCAACTGAAACACGCCGATTTTCGTGGACGCAGGACGTATCATCCGACAATGTTACACGCGCTAACCGGAATGCCTGCGGCGCAAGTCAAAAAAGATTACCCGATTGACTTCCACACCGAGAAGTGGGACGACCTTGCGGATATCCCCGGCACCACTGATTTCTGGGCAAAGAAACTTGGTATCCCGTTTGAACATACGACGCCCGAAACCGTGGGCCGGATTCTCGGCGGCGTTTTCGGCGGTGGTGCGCCGCTAGTCCCAGGCACGAAGGCATTCGCAGGCGCTCTAAAACGAGCAGCTAATATGCCCCCAGGGCCGGGCAAATGGTCGGCTCAGCGTGGGATGGTTACCTATCAAGGTTCCCCGCATAAGTTTGAAGCCTTAGATCCCACCAAGATAGGCACAGGGCAAGGCGCTCAGACCTATGGGCATGGAATGTATGTGGCACAGAATAAGGGAGTGGGGCAACGGTATGCCGATGATTTGGGCAGCTTTGACAGGGTAACAGGCGGTGCGGATACGGCCCCGTCAATTGCTACCAATTTAGCAGACGAGCTTGGCGATGACTTGTTTGACGTATTAGACAGTCTGAGGGCATCTAAATACACAGACGATGATGGAATACATCACGTCATGGATGACGGCTCAGAAATAATAGAAATCGGCAATCAGGGGGCGTGGGATGCCCTATCAGCCCCGTTGAACAAATACCTCTACGAAATAGATGTCCCCGATGAAGACATAGCCAAGATGCTGGATTGGGATGCGCCGCTGAGTGAGCAACCGGAGAGTGTGCGGGATGCGCTATCAAATCACGAAGTGTTATCTGTGGCGTTTGAAAGAGGGGCATCTAACAATCCAACAGGGGGCGAATTGTATAACGCGCTAGGCGGAGGCGGAGATACGTCGATTTTGTTAAACGAAGCAGGCATCCCCGGCATCAAATACTACGACGGCAACAGCCGCGCAGCAGGTAAGGGCACTCGTAACTTTGTGCTGTTCGATGACTTAGCCAGACGCGCCAAAGTCCTAAAACGCAATGACGAGATAATAGAGCAGCCATCAGTCGATGTACTCCACGGTCTACGAGTCGATGCGTTAAAAGCATCGTCTTTTGAAGATTTTAGAAAAGACTATACGCAACAAATAAAACATGGCAAATATTATCACATTACGGAAGACCCAAACTTTAGAATAGACCCAGAAAAAGGCGCTTCTGATACGATGTCTTACAGCGCTAGCAAACCGCAAAAAGGGTCGTTAATGATAACGAGTGATTTACCATATTGGGCTGAAGGGTATCAAGACAGCAGAAAATATGTTGCTGAAATTGATATGTCTGACGTTCCTCGAAACGATTATAAACAAGTTGGTCGTGGTCAAGGAAATGAGTTTTTTATAGAGAACGCGTCAAAAGCTAAAGTTAAACGAGTTGTACCATTAGACGAAGCTATAGAAGAAGCAGACGCATATAATAAACAGATTCCACAAAGCGAAGAAGAATTGAAACGATTTTATGACGCAACGCACGCCCAAGCCGAGCCATCAGTCGATGAGTTTATTGGTAAGTTGCTGGATGACGAACTTCCTCTGGACGAAGCAGATCAGATCGTGCGTTACGGCGATGGCCCTAGCGCGAGCAGTCCCAAATCACCCGTGGACGAGACGCGCGCCAAAGCAGGTCGTCCAACATTGGAAGAATATACGCGGTCGCAACGCCCATCAAAAAAAATAAAATACGGAAGTATGGCTCAAGCGTTACGAAAGGAAATCAAAGCGAAGAGAGACGCTCGCCACGATCTGAAATACTCGAACCGGGATAGATTAAGTCAATTTTCTGCCGACATACACCAACGTCTACAATGGCATAAGGACAGCAAACAAAAGGCTGCGGCGGCTGAAGAGACTGAGAACAGAATCGAATCGGCTGGTGGCCTTTGGAATGCGCGTTTCTCAAACGAAATTAGAGAAGCGTCTAACTATTCTTTAGGGGCACGGGGGTTAGGTAGGGAGGTTAGGGAAGCCATTTCTCGCGCTAATATGGAAGCAGTCCCGCGACAACTGAAAAAACTGGGCTGGTCAATGAGGCATTCGTCCGCCGGTCGTGGTGGCCGGAAATCAAGCCGTTACATTCTATCTCCAGATAAGAAATATGAGGTGCGTTTGAGCGATCATTATTTACCCGATACGCCACAACGCGCCGACACAATAGCTAGGGGCGGTCATGGCTGGACAGACGAAATTGTGCTTGACGGAGATGAAAATCCTCAAGAATTGATCGACGCAATACAGCGCGCCGCCAGATCAGATGGCAAGTGGGGCGCGAGCGAGGTCTACGGTGGTTATGCAGATGAGTCAGTCGATGAGTTTATTGGTAAGTTGTTAGAGGATTAAGCAATGCCAAGCACAAGCAAACGACAACGCAAATTTATGGCTGCTGCTGCCAATAGTCCCGGTTTCGCTAAAAAAGCGGGCATATCGCAGTCTGTCGCCAAGGGCTTTCACCGGGCGGACAAGAAGCAGAAAAAGAAAAACGCAGCAAAGCCGAGTATGATTGGCGCTCTGACGTCAGAGAATAAAGGCTATGTCTGATAACGATTATACAAACGATGGCACGATGGAAACGCCAGCCGATGCGGGCAAAGGCCCGCCGGGTGTTGTCAATCGTTGGGTGACTGAGCTTGATTTAGCGGACAAGCAAGAAGCAAATTGGCGCACTCGCGCTAAGGATGTTGAAGCGCGGTATCGCGACGAGCAAGTCGATAATGCCCGTCCAGGGCGATACTCAAACGGTAAGCGATTCAACATACTGTACAGCAACGTGCAGACGATATGCCCGACGCTGTATAACCAAAGTCCGACGCCAGACGTTCGTCGCCGGTATCGCGATGCCGATCCCGTAGGCAAAGAAGTATGCGAAGTTTTAGAGCGCTGTCTGTCATTTACGATGGACGAGTGTGATTTTGATCGTTACATGCGCCTAGCGGTGAAAGATCAACAACTCTGCGGTCGCGGCGTGACTCGCGTGCGTTACAACCCTGCGTTCGCTGACGAAACCGACGAAATGAGCGGTGACAGCTACGAATCCCTGCAAGGCGAGGAAGTCAAATTTGAGCATGTCGGTTGGCCGGATTTTCGGCACGGTCCCGGTAAAACGTGGGAACAGGTGCAGTGGGTGGCGTTCCGGCACCTGATGACAAGAGACGAGTTGCGAGCCAAATTTGGTGACGATCTCGGTAATGAGGTGCAGCTTGATTACTCTCCGATGGGGATGGAAGACAAAGATGGTGCGCCGATAACCGACACCTTCAAACGGGCGACGATTTGGGAGATTTGGTGTAATCGGCAAAAAGAGGTGATCTTTATTTCCAAGACGCTGAAAGAGCGCCCGTTGAAAACGGAACCCGATCCGCTACAACTGAAAGACTTTTTCCCAACACCGCGCCCGCTTTATGCGATGGAAAGTACTGACAGTCTAGTGCCCGTCGAACCGTTTATCTTTTATCGCGATCAAGCCAACGAATTAGACAAAATCACGATTCGGATCTCAGACATCATCGATGCGTGCAAAGTGCGCGGCATTTACGACAGCACCATTACCGAGATGCAGAACATAATGGACGCTCGGGAAAATGAGATGATCCCAGCGCAAGATGTCCTGCCGCTGATGCAATCCGGTGGACTCGATAATGCTATCTGGATGTGGCCGATTGAGAAAATCGCAGGCATTCTCGGTCAGCTTTATATCCAGCGCGAGCAGATCAAGACGACGATCTACGAAATTACCGGCATCGCGGACATTATGCGCGGCAGCTCTGCGGCGATGGAAACATTGGGCGCACAACAGCTCAAGGTGCAGTTCGGCACCATGCGTCTCGATGATTCACGCCGAGACATACAGCGTTACGCCAGGGATTTAATTCGCATCGCGGCTGAAATTATTAGCGAGCAATTTACGCCCGAATCGTTGCAAATGATGACGGACATTCAATTGCCGTCGATGCAAGAAAAGCAGCAAGTGCAGATGATGTTGCAAAGTCAACAAATGGCGATGCAAGCGCCGCCGATGGGGCCACCGATGCCGCCTGGACAACCCGGACAACCTGAATTACCGCCGCAGCCTGCACCGCCTGCACCGCCTGCACTGACGCCTGAGATGCTCGAAATGCTCGAAAAACCGACGTGGGACGAATGTATTCAACTGCTGCGTGATGATAAGCAGCGCAGTTTCCGCGTTGATATCGAGACGGATTCGACGATTTCGGGTGATTACGCGGCAGATCAGGAAGCGATCACGAAGTTGCTGCAAGGCGTTTCCGCATTTATTGCCGACGCAGGCCCAGCGGTCGAGGCTGGATATTTACCGATTGAAGCGGCCAAAGCCATGATCATGACGGCGGTGCGTCGATTCAGACTCGGCCGCGAGGTCGAGGATGCGCTCGATATGATTGGCGAGAACGATCCAGTAGCCAATGCAGAGGCGCAGGAAGGCGCAGGTGTTGAGCAAGCGTTGCAGATGAAATTGCAGATCGAACAGCAGGAAGCCAAGATCAAGGCACAAGAAGTGCAACAGAAGATGCAAATCGAACAAGCGAAGATGTCGCTTGAATCGCAGAGCAAGCAAGCAGACTTGCAGATGGAAGAAAGAGATTTAGGCTTGCGGGAACGTGAATTAGCGTTGAAGGAATTTGAGGCGCAAAAGCCAGAGCCTGAAAGCAAAATTCAGGCTGATGTGATGTTAGCGCGTGAAAAAATGCAGTTCGAGGCGATGGAAGCCGACAAACAGCGGCAAGTGGAACTGGCTAAGACGATCATGGCGGAATTTGGTGGTGAAGAAACATTGACAGATCCGGCGCAGGCACTCAATCGAGCAGCGGAAATTATGGCGAGAATCAAAGAAGTCGTATCAGCAACCAATTTACCTTTGGCCGAGACAACAATGCTTGTTGCCGAGGAACCAGAGATCACCGAAACAACGATTGTTGTTGATGACCAGATCTTGCAATAATGCGACTATGAGCGCTTACAAAGACAATTACGACAAAATTACATGGGATCGTTCCGGGTATTCGACAGCGACACATGCGCGGAAAAAGCGAGTCGATGGGCCGTATGTGCAGGGCGATTATGCGCCGTATGAATGCCCAATAACGGGGAATATTATTGACGGGAAGCGCGAACACGCGCAGAATTTAGAGAAACATGGGTGTCGAGTTCACGAAAAAGGCGAATTTGAAGAGGTCAAGAAGTATGGTCGTCAGCGCTACGAAGCGGAATTAGATCGAGCGATTGACAAAGCAGCGGAAGCTGCGGCCCATGAAATTGATTGGTAAAAAGACAGGTGATCATATTATGGCAGACGACGCAATAATTGGTGCAGAGCCGGTAGAGGCATCTATCGGTGATTTTATTGGCGAGCAATTCGACGTCGCCGAAGCATCCGATATTGAGTCATCACCTGCCGAAGAAATTCGGGATCGTGCGGAGGAATCCGCGCCCCAGGATGAAGCCGTCGAAGTATCGGCGGAAACCGACGAGGTGAGTGCTGAGCCTGAATCTCAGACCGCTACAGCGCCTCAATCTATGTCGGCCAAGGATCGTGAGGCATTCTATACTTTGCCGCCTGAGAGCCAGCAATGGATATCAGATCGCGTCAAAGAGCAAGAAGCCGATTACACGCGCAAGACAATGGAAGTTGCAGAACAGAGGAAATTTTACGAGAAATTAGAGCAGGCCATCGCGCCCCGGCGTCAACAATTTGCAATGAACGGCATGGACGATAGCACAGCGCTTACGCAGCTATTTGCCCTGTCCGATTATGCTGAACGAGATCCGGTAAGTTTCACGCGCTATCTGCTCCACAACCGTGGCATTCCACTATCTGCCCTAACAGATAACGCCGGGGTAGAACCTGGCGACCCTCAAATTGTTGATTTGCAGCAGCGTTTAGCCGCTCAGGAAAATCATCTTGCACAACAGAATCAGCAACAATTACAGCAGCAAAGCCAAGTTGTTACCGGCGTCATAAACGATTTTGCGGCAGCGCATCCGTTTTATGAGGAACTCCATGATGACATGGTCCCTATCGTCGTTACATTGAAAGAAAGTAAACCCGGACTGTCGCACGATCAATATCTTGACATGGCGTACAAAATGGCCGCAGCGGCCAACGAAAGTGTGTCGAGCAAGATGGAAATTGATCGCCGAGCGCAGGCGAACGCTGAACGAGTCGCCAAGGCAAAAGAAAATGCCGCAAACGCTCGACGCGCCGGGGGCACTAACATTCAATCGACTGGCACATTGCCGCCGACTGTCGCTCATTCAAAAAATGTGGATGATTTTATCGGAGCGCTCGTAGACGAACGCATCTCAGCTTAGATAAAGGTGGAATAAACCATGCCAGCTAATAGTAGCTTTACGGAAATCTCGGCGATCACGTATCGTCATTTTAAGGATCGGTTTGTCACAGATAACGTCTCAAACCACACTGCCTTGCACCAGCGGCTGACGGAAAAGGATCGGGTTGATCTCATTTCCGGCGGCTGGGAAATTCAGATCCCGTTGGATTATGCGGAAAACGGCACTTACCAGCGCTACAGCGGTTACGACACGCTGGACATCGCGCAGTCGGAGGTCTTCACCGCTGTGAATTTCTCATGGAAACAGCTTGCGATTAACGTTGTCGCGAGTGGACTCGAAGTGCGCCAGAATGCCGGTAAGGACGGCGTGATCAAGCTCGTTAAAAACAAGCTGAAAAACGCCATGAAGACTGCCGGTAATAATTTCTCCAGCGACATGTATTCGGATGGCACCGCTGCAAATCAGATCAACGGTTTGCAAGCGTTAGTCTCTGACGCCGGAACGGGAACGGTTGGCGGTATCAATTCCTCCACGTACACGTTTTGGAAGTCCGGGGTGCAGTCGGCTGCTTCGCCGATTCAGGGCGGTGGTGCGATCACGCCATCTGCAACAACTATCGAGAGCTTGATGCTCCCGCTGTGGTTGCAGTTGACGCGAAACAATGATCAGCCTGACCTGATCGTAATGGATGACACGTATTTTACGTTCTTCGACAACAGCCAAACCAGCATTCAGCGTTATACCAACACGACAGATCTGAAAACCGGCACGACTTCGCTCAAATACAAAGGCGCGGACGTGGTGTATGACTCGTTGGCCGGGGGTATGCCTGATCAACACGCATACTTCTTGAATACCGATTACATCGGCCTTTGCGCTCATCGTGACGCAAATTGGACGGAAGTCCCCGAGAAATCATCGGTGAATCAGGACGCTGAAGTTCTGCCGATTATTTGGCAGGGCAACATGACTGTGAGCAATCGTTCGCTTCAGGGCGTCGTAGTAGCGTAACCGGCAATCAGATCAGGAGAAAATCATGTCTGACTATCAAATCGTTAATCCAATTGTCGGTATGCAAAACATTGCCGACACTTCGACAACTCAGAACCAGCCGCTCGGGACTATCGTTCAAGCGAACGATGTCGCCTCAACCGCCTATGGCTCTGGGATGTTTATTTATCTTGCGGGCGTTGCATCGACGGTACTCGGCTCGTTTGTCACTTTTAGCCAAGACGACAACACCACAACGCTGTTAGCGGCGAACGCTATCGGGCCGGTCGGCATCTCGATGTCAATTAATGTTGCCAGTCAGTACGGCTGGTATCAGATTTATGGCAAGGGTGTCGGCAAGTGTCTCGCCAGTTATGCTGATGACGGACTCGTTTATGCAACTGCTACGGCAGGCAGCATTGATGATGCCGTTGTTTCTGGCGATCGAGTGAAGCTGGCTATTGGTGCATCGGCAATCGACACCCCATCGACCGGCCTTGCCGAGTTTGAGATCCAATATCCGTTTATGGATGACGGAAGCGCTGCTTAATTAGGCCCAGGCAGTCCCATCGTGAGCGCCCTATTTTCGGGGCGCTCATCTTTTTAATCTGCGGAGGCCTTTATGGTTGACATTCTGCCGAGCGACAACAAAGAACGGCCCTGTTATATCGAGTTCGAGCTTCGCGCCGACGAGGACAGGAACGCATCGATTGAGGCTGGTATGCCGGTATTCAAAGACGTTGAGTACGCGAAATTAACACCAGCAGGCAGTCAAGGCACCTTGGTTTCTGATAAAGTAGTCACAGAGCAGCTACTCAACGAGTGGCGTCATGGCAACAGGCGCGGTGATGGTCCAATTCCGTATTACATACAAGCCTATGAGGCTTGGAAGCAAGGACTAGAAATGCCAGTGAATGGCTCCGACGTTAAACATTGGCCGGGGGTCACCCCCGCGCAACTGAAAACGTGTCAAGAGGCGGGCATTAAAACAGTCGAAGATTTAGCCAGTTCGAACGCGGACAGTATTCGGCGGTTGGGTATGGGCGGTTTAGCTTTGGTGAAAAAAGCTCAAATCTATTTAGAAAATGCTGGGACAAATAAAGCCGCAGAGCAAATTTCTGCGCTGGAACTGAAAATTGAAGCGATGGAAAGTCTAGTAAAAACTCAAAGCGAGCAAATAACCGAGCTTCAAGATGACTTAGAGTCGCGCCCCGCAAAACGCGGCAGGCCGAAAAAAGAGGCAGCATGAGCCTGCTGACTATCGTTCAAAATGTGTGCGATACGATTGGCTTGGCGCAGCCCTCGGCGGTGATCGGCTCGACAGATCAAAACATAACCGCACTGCAAGCGATGGCAAATACGGAAGGGCGGGAGTTGTTAGACAGATTTTCGTGGCCAGCCACCCAACTTGAAGTCACGCACACTTCGCTGGCCGCTGAATTACAAGGCGTTATGACAACTCTCGCCCCAGGCTTCAGCTATATCACCAGCTCAACGTTTTGGGATCGAACGCTAACGCAACCAGTGCGTGGGCCATTATCGCCCATCGAATGGCAAGCGCTGAAAGCGATGACTGCGACGGGACCATCTGCAAGCTACCGAATATTCGGCGGCAAGTTATATGCGTATCCCGCCCCGAGTGCTGGTAATACGTGGGTATTTGAGTACCAATCGACATACTTCTGTCAATCAGCCGCAGGCGCGAATCAGTCGAAATGGACAGCGGACACGGATACCGGGGTACTCGATGAGCATTTGATGGAAATGGGCATCATCTGGCGATTCAGAAAAAAGAACGGCCTTGATTACTCTGAAGATTATCGCTCATATGAGCAAAAACTAGCGACGGAAACTTCCCGCGCTGGCGGCAGGCCGATCTTAGACATGGTTGGCTACACGCCAACGCGAGGCGTCTACATCCCTGAAGGAAGCTGGGCGTAGTGTAGTGCCGACCGCGGAAGAAATCGCGGCGTTGTTAGATCGGCTCGATGCTGAGAGGAAGGCAAAATACGGACTGCCGGATGATTTTTCAGTTGATAATTTAACTGCCGATCCGGCTTTAAGCATCCCTCTCGGTGCAGGAAGCAGCATAAATCCGACGATTGACTATCAAAACGGCATGCTTATTCCTGGCGTAGCGGCGAGAGGTGACGATCTGTCCGGCTACGCCAATGTCGAAATTAACAAATTGGGGCCGCAAGCTGTCAATGCTGGAATAGGTGATGATCGATTCCATGTTGATGCCAGCCTTCCATTGTCAGACCCCGCAGCAGCCAACCTTCGTGGCGAAATCGATTTGCTGCCGCCCGATAAAAAAGAGGCGCTGGCAATTGCGCTGGAATTGTCGCCTGCCGAGGCAAGGTATTTTCTAGGCTTACGTTATCGTTACTAACATGGGTACTCGACGCTTTAGCCAAAATATCCCGCCCGCAGTCAGCGATCAAGCAAATCAGGCGGTCGTTGCTGGTAGACCCAATCCTGCTATCGGTATGGGACTCAAAACACCCAGCGATCAGCCGCAATTCGGCGAAGTTGGCTGGATCAATCCAAATTACGATCCAAATCACAACGCCGATGGCTATCATCGGTTCGATCCGACAATACCCGGCATGGGGATGCAAATGTCGCGAACTTATGCAGACGGTGGGTACGCATATGACGTATATCAGCAAAACCATCCAGGCACTGCGTATGCGCGAAATTCGAGGCAGTTTCTAGCCGAAAACGGCATAGATGCGGCCACAGCGACCGACATGCAGAAATTCGCTGCGATGGACTATGCGGGGCGATTAAGTCAGTGGAAAAATCAGCGGCCTAAACGAAAGTTTGGGATCAAAGACGCATTCGGATTAGCGTTATCCGTGGGCGCTATTTTCGTTGGCAACCCTGTTGCAGCCGCAGCGATGGCTGGTGGCGGCACCGCGCTACAAGGGGGGGATATTGAGGATATTGCGCTATCGGCGGGACTAGCTGGTGCTTTTCCCAATAGCGGACCTCTAGTGACGGCAGGCAAACTAGGAATGGCTGGCTACCAATCTCTAGCGTCTTCAGGGGCTAATTTAAGTCCCGATCAATATAGTCTTCGTGAGGGTGGAAATCCAAAAATCACAACTTTCGAGCCGGAAAATCAAGACATAGCTTTTAGAAAATTTCCAACAAGCGCCTATCTTGCGGCATACCCCGGCGCTTCTACCCCAACAGCGACTACCGCAAGTCCAATAAGCACGACTCCAGCAGCCCCAATAGCTCGAACCGAAACTACCCCGATAGCTGGAACTGCAAACGCTGCGCGGCCTTATGTCGCCCCAACGCGCATTCCGATTGCGCCGAATATTCCTATAGTTAATTACGATCCAAGCAGAAATTATGCGCAGCTTACACAACAATCAAGCCCACGCGCAGCAACAATGCAGCAGGCGTTAATGCGCCCCGCAGCGACTCGCCGCCGATCCCAAAATGTTACAGCCGCTTAATAACAACTCTAAGAGAGTTAAAACATCGCAAAGCGTAAGCATTCCTGCGCCTGTGCGCGGCTGGAACGCCCGCGAATCGCTCGCAAATATGTCCGAAGATTTCGCGGTATCGCTCGATAATGTATTTCCGAACCTCACAAGCTGCGACGTGCGTAGCGGCTACGAATCGCATAGCACCGGCAACGGCACTGGCGCTGTAGAAACGCTGGTGGAATACGCAGGTCCGGTAACGCGCAAGTTACTCAGCGCTGCCGGTAGTGTTATCTATGATTCGAGCGCAGCAGGCGCTTCGACCTCCATTGCCACCGGCAAAACAAATGCCAGATGGCAAACCACGATGATGGGGACAGCGGGGGGGAACTTTCTGTATTTTGTAAATGGGGAAGATGCGCCAATTTATTACAACGGCTCGGCATTTGTTACGCCAACGCTTTCGAGCGTGACAGCGGCCGACATTATTCACGTTACGACGCATCAGCGGCGGTTGTTTTTCGTTTTCAAAGAAAGCCTGACGTTTGGTTATTTGCCAGTTGTATCAATAGCTGGCACGGTTTCGACGTTCGATTTGAGTGGGCTATGTCGTAAAGGCGGCTATTTGATGGCGATCGGCTCATGGACGAGGGACGGTGGCTCTGGCCCTGATGATTTATTCGTTGCGATAACGTCCGAAGGTGAAGTGATTTTGTACTCGGGCAACGATCCCAGCACGGCAGCAGATTGGGTTTTATCTGGTGTTTTCAGCATCGGTAAGCCAATCGGCAGGCGGTGCATTGAAAAAGTCGGCGCAGATTTAATCGTAACGACGCAAGACGGTGCAATATCGCTGACGACATTCCTGCCGATTGATCAAGTCGGCAGCACCAGCATGGCGCTGTCAACCAATATTCAAAATGAGTTTGTGAGTTCAGCGCGAAATTATGGCACGAATTTCGGTTGGCAATCGCTGCATTACGCGCAAGGATCGTACCAATTATATAATATCCCGATCAGCACAACGACTGCTTACCAGTACGTTATAAACACGCAAACTGGCGCGTGGTGCCGATTCACTAACCAAAATGCGGCATGTTGGGCGATCTATAACGGTGATCTGTATTTCGGCGCTCAAGACGGCGGAATAATCTACAAAGCCGATACCGGCGTTTCCGACAATTCAAATAATATTGATTGGAAAATACGGCCCGCGTTTTCGTATTACGGAGCGCGAGGCAATCAAAAGCTGTTCACGCTTTGCCGCCCGCATTTTACGTCTACGGGATCGCCGGGTTTTGCAATAGATTTGAACCTAGACTTTTCTGACACAATTCCGACTTCAGTCCCGACAGAATCCACGATTGCTGGTGCGCTTTGGGATGTCGCAAGATGGGACACCGGCTTGTGGACGGGCGAGGCTCAGGTTGCTAACTGGGTGACTGTGACGGGGCTAGGTGAGGCTGCTTCGCCTGCGATCCACGGCGCTACAAAGTCAATCACGATAAAATTTAACAGCTACGATATGGTGTGGCAGCAGGGCAACGCGATTTGACAACCTTGGTATTCGGTCGAGATGAAGAACTGGTGACGTGGGCAGAGCGCAGCGGCATTGGCCCATTCCAACGGCCATTGACAGCCATCGGGGTAGCTGACGACGAGGATAAAATTATGGCAGTGGCAATCTACAACAATTATCGTTATTCTGCCGATATCGAAGTTTCTTTCGTTGCAGCGACCCCACGTTGGGCCACGCAGGGCAATATTCGGGCAATGTTAGCTTATCCCTTTGTCCAGCTCGGCGTTAAAAGGTTGTCTGCTATCACGACTAAGAAAAACAAACGTTGTCGTAAATTACTTACCGGGCTTGGTTTTAAGCAGGAAGGCGTTCACCCGTTCGCCGGAGAAAACCAAGCGACTGCGATCACCTACGGACTCTATTCCGAGCCAGCGAAAAAATGGGTAGAAAACAATGGGTAAAAAGACACCTGACGCACCCCCTGGATTTAATCCATCACAAGTTGCAGCTTCGCAGGGCGCAATAAACAAAGAAACGGCTATTGCTCAAACGCAGCTCAATCAGCTCGATGAATTTACGCCATACGGCTCATCTGTTTACGAGACAACTGGCGATCCGACGCCGCAGGGCATCCAGAGATACAAGAGAACCTTCGAGTTAGATCCAGATCAGCAAGCGATTCTAGATCAACAAAATCGAGTAAGTCGCGAACTGAGTACGGTTGCCGGAGATCAAGTTAGCCGAGTCGGCGAAACGCTGGCAACGCCGTTTAATTACGAGGGAATGCCCGCTGGCGGTAGCGCAGCGAATCTCGGACAAACGGTTTCAAACTTAGCTGCAATGACACAAAATCCGTATGATTTGCAGGCTGGTAAATCCTTCGCGCCGACAGCGCAAGGCATAGGCGCAGCGGCGGACGCTGGCACACAGGCCGCGATCACCGCCGCAGAATCTTATAGTACGCCTTTCGATTACTCTTCTGCCCCCGCAGCGCCCGAAGCCGATGCGGCGGCTAGGCAGCAGGTGATCGATTCACTTTACGGACAATCTCAGTCTCGCTTAGATCCACGCTTCGAAAGCGAGCAGAGAGCGATGGAAAACCAGCTTGCTAATTCCGGTATTCCGAGAGGCAGCGAGGCATTTTCGAGCGCGATGCGAGACTTTAACCTTGGCAAAACTGATGCGTATCAAACTGCCCTAAACGCTGCAATTCAAGCGGGCGGCGCAGAGCAATCACGGTTATTCGGCCTCGGCACTCAAGCACGGCAAAATGCCATCGCTGAGCAGAATTACTTGCGTGCGTTACCAGCAGCGGAGCAGCAGCAACTCATGGGCATGTACGGCCAAGAGCAGGCTTTGCGCCAGGGGCAATTCGATGCGATGGGCGCGGTGCGTGATCGAGAAATTGATGAGCAGTTACGCCAGCGTCAAATTCCGATGCAGGAAATGCAGAACTTAGCACAAGCGCAAACCGGACTGTTTGGATTGAGTGATCAACAGCGCCAGCGGGTTATTCAGGAACAGGCTTACTTGCGTAATCTGCCGCTGAATGAAACCGCCGCACTGATGTCCGGCACTCAAATTCAAACGCCCCAGTTCGGTGCGGCTTATCAATCAGCCATAGCAGCGCCGGATTATTCTGGATTGACTGCGAGCAAGTATGCGAATCAAGTCAATGCGTACAACACGCAGTTAGGTCTGAAGGGCGCAAAATATGGCGCACAGGGCGATTTAGCTGCCGCTCTCGGCGGCTATGCAATAGCTAAAAGTTAAGGCTTGGTGATCAAATAATGCGAAAAATTGATTTATATCGTAGCGGAGGTCGTGGCTTGTTAGGCGGGCAGGTTGCTCGCATTCCGTCTTACACCGCAAAGCCTTACGACATAATTACGCCCGCCTCTGCGCGATACACCTTCGCCGCAGATATGGTTAGGGCGCTGACTGCTAAAGCACAAGAAAATAGAGAAAAGGAAGACATGGCCGCACACATGGCTGCGCTCTCTAAACGATTTGACCCGTCAGCTATTACTCCGCTTGCAGAAGATTCTCCTTATTTATCCGTTCAGCGCGAAGACATGGCGCAGGCTTTGGCCGGAACGCCACAATCGCCGCTAGGCGTTAGCGCGGACGACGTATTTGAACCGCAGGCAATGCCGGTCGATGGGATGCAGCCGTCTTCGCTGGGCGTTAGCGCGGACGACGTATTGCTACCGGCGACCGGCGTGGAGCCATTTAGGTTTATAGACCCATCTGAAGGAGAGGATGGCGCAGCAGTAGACGCAGGACAAAGGGCGTTGTTTGGGTCAGACCCAGCCAGTAACCGAGCCATGCAAGCGGCGCTCTTAGGAGCCGTAGACGGCGATGTAGGAACAAGGGCTGAAGATGAAGCGGCTTATATGGCAGAGCAATACCGTAATCGAATAACGCCGAGACAAGCGGTTCGAGATCTTACTCCGCAAACGAAGGCGGGTAGAGATGCCCAATATGCGTATGAATTAAGCCAAATCGAAAGAGATCAAGCATTAGTAGATGAACAACGTAAACATGAACTTGATTTAGAATTGAAAAGAACAGGGCCAACAACAGGCGACGGCCCCCCGTCAGCAGTGCAAGAGCATCAATATTACGAGTGGCTTGGCAAACAACCAGGCGGCAAGCAGTTGCAAGAGAACTACTTGGCTACGCGCCGTGGCCCACCGAGTCCGTTTTCTGTTGGTGATTATATGTTAGTGCCTTCGCCTGTGCCTGGGGGAGAACGCGAACGAATACCGATTGGGTTAAATATCAAAGACCAGCCAACAACGCGAAAAGAACAGGCGACGGCGACGGCTGAAGGCGAGGAAGAAGTAAAAGGCACTATCGCACAACAAAAGATAGACGAGGAGTTTGCACAGGAGTACGCGATAGGCGTAGCCGGTGGCGGATATGCAGACGCATCGAAGCAGATAGACCAATTAGAAAGTGCTATTGCAGAGTTAGGGACGAGCGACGACCTTACCGGACCGGCGAGAGGCGCGATGCCGGATTCTATTAGGGCGTTTACCAACCCGCAGGCAGTAGACATTAAGGAGCGCATCGAAGAAGTGGTACAGCGTAACCTGCGGCTCATTTTGGGCGCTCAGTTCACCGAAAGAGAAGGCGAAAGGCTGATCAGTCGAGCGTACAACGACCGGTTGCAGGAAGACGTGAACGTGGCGCGGCTGAATAGACTCGTCGGCGCGATGAGAAAAGCATTGGCGGCTAAAATGTCGGCTGCTCAATATTACGAAGATAATGGGACGCTGCGCGGATGGAAGGGAGTTTTGCCAAAAAAATCGGACTTTACTGGGCTTGATTTCGACTCCCCCCCACAAGCTAATTTGCCCGCTGGCGTGAGATCCGTGCAAGCGGTGGCGGATTAGATGGCTAAATACGATGTAACGCTGGACGACGGGCGCACTATCCGTATTGACGTGGATGATAATGTGACGCCAGAGGAGGCGTCACGACAAGCGATTGCATTAGCGCCGCCCATTGCCGCAGCACCGCAACAAACCGTTACAACCGCACCGCAATCTCCTGGCTTTGGCACACAAGTCCTTCGAGGCGGTGAAGCGCTTGCCGAGGGCGTAATAGATTCTTTGGCGGGCGCTGCTGGAGCATTGCCAGAAGTTACTTCTTGGGTGGGGCGACAAATACCTGTCGTTCGAGATTACATGCCGGGGCCGGGATACTATCCGAGAAAAATAAAAGAAGCGGTAAGAGGGACTGGAGAAGTTCTGTCCGCCCCTTTTAATCGTGCTTTAGGGTACGCCGACCCAGAAGGACAGCCGACAGGAACGTATGGGCCATCTGCTCGGACACCGATGGAGCGTGCTTTATCTGGCACGGGGAGGGGTATAGGAATGGCGATGCCATTTGTTGGCGCGGCAACCGGCGTTGCTAATCTTGCTCGGGCTGGGTCAATTCCTCAAAACGTCGCTAGGTCTATGGCCGCCCAACCAAACATACAACTCGCTGCCGGTGCTGCCGGTGGTGTGGCGGAAGAGGTCACTGGTAGCCCGTGGGCTGGCCTTGTCGCGGCATTAGGCTCAGGCGTTGGGTTGTCTATGATGGCAAATAAACTTGCACAGCATGGGGCCACGACGGCGGCAGAAAAGAAAATAATGCAGTTGATCAGGGAACTCGGCGACGGCGATGAAGCTGCTGGATTTGCTGAAGTTCAAAGACGGCTCGCAGCCGGTGGCGACGATACTGCGCTGGTTGATACGCTCGACATTCGAGGCGCAAAAATGGGGAGAGCGGCCGCTAATGTGCCGGAAGGCCAAGGCCCAGTTATAGCTGACGAGTTCGTTCAAACCAGAGCAGGAGAACGTGGGGGGCGACTACAGAAAGCAGCCGATACGCTCGCGCCTAACCAATACTATGAGCTTCTTGAAGCATTAGGCGCAAAAATGTCGAAAGACGCTAAGCCTCTATATGACGAAGCGTTCGCGCCAATATCAGACCTCGAAGGAAAAGTATTTGCTCAGTGGGATGATAGGCTGCAACGGTTTCTCGATGAGCCTGAGATACAACGAGGAATGGCGGCTGGAATAAAAATACAGCGAATGGAAGCGGTCGCTAGGAATCAACCTTTTAATTTCAAGGAATTTGCGGTTAAAGGGTTCGACGAAAATGGCAATTTGATAATTGAAGGGACGCCCAACTTGCGTGCGATGGATGCGGCAAAACGAGGGCTTGACCAGAAAATCAACGAGGCCAAGGATGACTTTGGAAACATCAAATGGACGCCAAAATTAAAAGCCATCGAGGAACTGCGTAAGGCTCTCGTAGCAAAATTAGACGACATCACAACAGACCAATCAGGGCGGTCTGCCTATAAGGAGGCGAGAGCAGCATACGCAGGGCCAGCATCACTAGATGATGCGGCCCGCATGGGTAGAAAGTTTATTCAGGGTGATGAGGAAGTATCGGCGAAAGCTGTTGCCGCCATGTCGGAAGGTGAGAGAGCAGCCTTTAGGGTTGGCGCTAGGCGTCAAATCTCTCAGATTATTAATGATGACACGCAAACAGCATTAACAAAATTCGCACCCAAAAAGGTTACATTTTGGAATAAATTAAGAACGGTGTTCCCCGACGATGAATCATTTAATATTTTCGCCGCTGATGTCGAAAAAGAATTAACGAAGGGGCAGGTCGAGTATTTTGCGGGGCCAAAAGCAGGGTCACAAACGACTGGTCTTAAAGAAGATATTGCTGAACTTTCAAGAATGCCAGCAAACACAGCGTTAGGACTTGAAGTGGGGACGCAGTTACTCACAGGTCATCCTCTTCGGGCAGCAGCCGCTTTTGCAAGACCGGCTATCGATTGGGTAAAAAGACCAAGCTCAAAAACGGCGGAAGGGTTGGCAAGGTATTTATTTGAACTAGACCCCGCGAAACAAAAAACGATGCTCGACGCGCTGCAAGGGGCGTCAACAACGAAGGCGCACAATCTTGATATGGTTAAGGCGCTGATGGGTAGCATAACGGCAGAACAAACGCCCTACGAAACGCAAGATCTCAGAGAGCGCATCCCCAACGAGATGGTTAACTTTTGAGCGAAACACTAGGAAATTAAACAATGGCTAGAAATGGATCAGGCACTTATTCAAACCCGTATCCTGATTTTGTGAGCGGGACGGTTATATCGTCCAGCGAAGTAGATGCTAACAATTCCGACATCGCCACGGCGCTAACGCAATCCATTGCGGTTGATGGGCAATCCGTCGTCACGGGCGATATTCCGCTTGCTACGCACAAATTTACGGCCATGAAAGTCGGCACCGCTGCCACAGACAGCCTATCACTGGGTCAGGCGCAGGCTGAGGCCTTCGTGTGGTGCGGTACAGCGGGCGGAAGCGCCGATGCTATAACCTTATCGCCCTCGCCTGCGATCACGGCTTACGCGGCAGGACAGCGCTTTGTGTGGATGGCGAGCGGTAGCACCAATACGGGTGCGACAACGGTAGCCATATCGGGCCTGGGTGCGATTGCGCTGCAAGACAATGGGGCGGCGCTGACGGCGGGCCAGCACGCGGCTGGCAAGATGTTCATGGGTATTTTGAATACCACCAGCACTGTCCAAATCATGCAAGTCCAGGTGAGCGGTACAGATCCACTCATTATTTCGAGCTTGACTGTGACCGGCGACGCAACCATCGGCGATGACTTATTGCTAGATTCGGATGCTGCGGTCATTAAGCTAGGTGACAATCAGGACGTCACGATTACGCATGTGCATGATTCGGGGCTGACGTTTAAAAACACGTCAACTGCGGATGACACGCCTTTCGTTTTACTTGTGCAAACCGGCGAAACCGACATAGCACTCAATGACGCGCTGGGGAAAATACAATTCCAAGCACCGGATGAAGCTGCGGGAACAGACGCTATTTTAGTTGCGGCAGAAATAGCCGCCGTGTCCGAGGGTGATTTCAGCGCCAGCAATAACGCGACGAAGTTAGCATTTAAAACAGGCGCATCCGAGGCAGCTACGGAAAAGATGTCGCTGTCTTCTGGAGGAAACTTAACACTACCCACGGATGGGGTTGTCATTGCCGCCGGAGTTAACAGCGACGTCCTGCTCACTCATGTGGCGGACTCTGGTCTGACTATGAGCGTCACAGGAAACAACGTTGCTCAGTTGACAGTGAGTGAAGATAAGGACGACGCAAACGTTGGCCCGTATCTAAATTTAACGAGATATTCTGCAAGCCCCGCTGATAGCGACGGCGGCGGAATTATCCAATTCAATATGGAAAACGACAACGATCAACTGTGGACTGCTGCTCAAATCTATTCAGTAGCAACCGACGTTACTGATGGAAGTGAAGACGGTAAGTTAATTTTTAACACGATGAAAGCTGGCACGGCTACTGCGGCGTTAACGATTTCGGACACCGGCATTCAAGTTCCAGACGACGGCACAATCGGTAGCGCTTCAGACACCGATGCGATTGCCATACGGTCTGACGGGAATATCGGTATCGGTGCGGCGGCTTCAGACACAAAGCAAGTGTATGTCTATGACAATACGACCACCGATCAACTCCTGAGCCTGTATCAAGCCAATGCCGGAAACGGCCAAGCTGGAATTTACCTTACGCATGAGGGGACGGGAAACGGAATTTATGGACAGGTCAACTTGGGTACGGGTTCAGCCGTTTACGGATACCACAACTCCAGCACTTCCATTGGAATCGGAACACGCGGTCATTCTGTTAGTGGGTACGGCGGCTATTTCACGACAGGATCTGCGACATACGGTGGGCTTATCGGGTTTAGCGCAGACTCGTCCGAGTACGCGATTTTGGGATACCAAGATACTTATGGTGTTTGGACGACAAGTCTGACATCAGGGGCCATCAAGAGTTTTCAAATTCCGCACGGACTTCGAGAAGGGTACGATTTAGTACACTCAAGTATCGAAGGGCCGTTAATAGACCTCATATATAGAGGAAAGGTCGACTTAGTAGATGGAGTAGCCTCTATTTCTATCGACACGAAATTTGGAATGACCGCTGGAACTTTTGAATGGCTTACAAAAAATCCACAGACATTCACATCTAATGAAACCGGTTGGGATGCAGTTCGCAGTTCTTTCAGCGGAGATACGATCACAATCGAATGCCAAAATTCTTCATCCACAGATACGATTTCATGGATGGTAATCGCCGAACGCGACGATCCCAACATCAGAGCAACGAGCAAAACGGATTCCAATGGTCATCTAATTGTTGAGTGTCCAAGCGACGTGCCGCCACCACCGCCACCAGAGGATTAATTATGAAATGGATCATTGACAGATTTAAGGAACCTTCGAGCTACGCCGCTGCTGGAGCCGTCGTCATGGGCATCGGTATGCTGACGGGACAGAATTGGCTAATAATGCTGGGCATTGTCGGCGGTGTTGCTGGGTTTATTTTGAAAGAAAAAGGCGTGATATAAATTAGTGATATGGAGCCTGCTGGACTTTTCAGTTTAGACACTGTTGAAAAATATGGGTTGCCGTTGGTGCTGCTGTTGGGTGCGATCTATGCCCTCTGGCGGTTTACGGCATGGTGCTTAATCGACGTGAAGCAGGAATTTAGTCGCTATCATATCGCCCATGCAGAGGCGATTGACCAATTGCAAGTTGACATAGCCGAGATGAAAACAGAACTGCGCTTGTTAGCAGATTTCATAAAGAAAAAAGAATCCACAGGTTGAGCGATGCCCGAGACAGACAGCGAAAGGCGAGTCCTCACGACGGCCGATATCGACATGATTGCCGAGCGAGCTGCGAGGCGAGCGCTTGATTTGGTACTGGTTGAAGTTGGCCGCTCAGTAGTTAAAAAGATATTCTTTATAGTAGGTGTCGTGTTTGTTTTCTGCCTTGTATTCCTAAACGGCAAACCCATCGGATGAGATCTGAATTTGACGGTGCTTTCGAGATCCTGATAGGCCACGAAGGCGGCCATGTTGATCATCCTGACGATCCCGGCGGCGAAACGAAATTCGGGATCAGCAAGAGATCATATCCAGACGTAAATATCGCAGGACTGATGCTCGATGACGCTAAAGCGATATATCGCAGAGATTACTGGGATCGCGTAAAAGCTGACGAGCTGCCCTCAGAATTGCGTTTCCTGCTATTTGACGGCGCAGTTAACGCTGGTGTCGCCCAATCGATTAAATGGCTTCAGCGAGCAGCAGGGGCGCAAGCAGACGGTGTTATCGGGCCAATCACCCTGGCTGCAATCGCAGATTCAAATCCACATCAAATCGCGAGCAAGTTCCTCGGCCAGCGGCTCAAGCATATGACGGATTTGAAGCATTGGGATCAGTTTGGGCGAGGATGGGCGCGGCGCATAGCCGACAATCTGACGAATGTATAATTATCTCGCCACGCCTTTTATTTTTTCATAGCTACGCATTCCGCCAAGCCCCAAGATCCCCATCAGCACCGGCATCAGCCCTGCTATATCTAGGGCAGGCATCTCAACCAGATAGCCGGATTGCGCCAGGATAAATATCATCAGGGGCTGCACGACGTAGGTGTACGCCAGCGCTGCGCCGCATGTCCAGCCGATGAATGGACGCCAGCCAGCGACGAATACGCTTCTCGATGCGGCTTCGACTTTGTTTACTTCTAGTTGAGCTAAGTCGATCTTAGCCAGATGATCAGTGAGCGCCGCTGTAATTTCGCGCTCTGCCTCTGCACGTTTCTGTGGATTTTCTGGAAGGAATCGCCCGATCACATCAGTAACGATGGGCATCAAGGTACTTACAATCGGTAGCATAGCTAACCTCCAAGGATCACAGTTTCTGCGTAATTGAGTGCGCCACAATACCACCCGACGTAGTAAGCTACGACAAGGACGACGACTAACCCGAAAAGAATCCAGGCCGCCTCGGTGACTGTCAATATGATCGGAGTGTGAGGCTCGTACATTTAATTCCTCCAGAGCCGCCTACGTTTATAAATTTTCTCTGCTCGATTTGCTTCCGCAAAAGTCAATTCCTGCTCCTCCGGGCTTTTTATCAAAGACGAAAATCGGCCAGCTCCATAATGCTCGTCATTGACTAAGCCTCGATTCCAAAAAAATTGGCCGGGTAAGCGGCGATCAGCAGAATAATTCTCTTCGACTTTCTCCCACCGATCATCGTCATACCAATCACTCGCGATTTTTGTTTTCCAGCACCCCGGCGCAAATGCTGGGTAATACTCACCTAGTGGCAGCCGCTCCCGATCTTCCCTAGCCGCATCCTCCCGATTTACCCAAAACGACTTTATCGC